GGAATACCATCTTCATTAGGACACGCTAACACAGATAGAAGAACATCACGAATATTTGAAAAGGAGTTTTTTACAACTGAGAATCTAAAAGAAATATTAAATTTATAATGGCAGAAGTTAGCAGAATAATTAAAAGCACTAATGTACTAGAGGAAGCATACAAAAGATATGAATACATATTTGATGAGTTTGAAAATGTTGTAATTGGTTTCTCAGGTGGTAAGGATAGTACGGTAACATTAGAAATTGCATTAGAGATTGCTACTAAAAGAAACAGGTTGCCCTTAGATGTTGTGTTTATCGATCAGGAAGGTGAGTTTGAAAACACTATAACCTATATGCGAAGGATTAGAGAAAGACCTGAGATTAATTTACATTGGTATCAAATGCCTATAATGATTAATGTTAGCACTAATATGACAGAAACACATTTGTTTTGTTGGGATGAAAAAGATAAGCATAAATGGATAAGACCTAAAGAAGAAGGTAGCATAGGTGAGAATGTATATTGTAAAAAAGAAACTTACTTTAATGATCTCTTTAATGCTATATTAAGAAAAGATTTTAGTGATAAAAAGACTGCATTTCTTGGGGGGGTTCGAACTGAGGAAGCTCCTAAGAGATTAAGAGGTCTAACAATGGGTGATGTTTACAAAGGGATTACTTGGGGTAAAGTAGTTACCAAGCAAATTATCATTTTATATCCGTTATATGATTGGACAACCTCAGACATTTGGACTTACATTGAAAGGAATAAATTAGACTACTGTAAGATATATGATCTTATGTACAACATTGGTTTACCTTTAAGAAATATGAGGGTATCGGCTATCTTTCACGAAAACAGTTTAAACAGTTTAAGTTATTTAGCAGAAATAGAAAAGGATAATTGGAACAAAATAGTGAATAGAATACAAGGTGCTAATACAGTTAAGTCTGCTGAAGCGTTATATTCAAGACCAAAAGAATTACCTTATATGTTTAAAGATTGGAAAGAATATTCAGAGCATTTGTTTGATACAATTCTTACTGAAGATATGAAGCCTGTATTTAAAAAAGGAATAGAGCAAAGATGGAAAACCTATCTCAGGAAACTTGAACGAAGGGAGACACCTAATGAAGATAAGCAATCATTTTGGAAAGTGGTATGTAATGAGTATCTTCGAAACGATTTCTGTTTTACCTTATTAAACAATTTTCTAATTAAATAATATGAAAGAATTAAAAAAACAAATTAAAAAAATATTCAAAGATCTAGACAAAGATTCACACGATACCTTGATGGATGAATTGCAAGATTTCCTGTTCAAAGATATATCTAATAAAACAGAGCATCCAATAGACAGGGTAAAGTGGATCAGTATAGAAGATGTAGAGGCAAATGATTACAACCCTAATTCGGTTGCCAAAAAAGAAATGCAGTTACTTTTAAAGTCTATTGAAAACGATGGTTATACTCAGCCTGTTGTAGTTGTATATGATGAAGATAAAAAGAAGTATGTAATTGTAGATGGGTTCCATAGAACCACTATAATGAAATCATACAAACATATTCAAGAAAGCTCAAATGGAAAGTTACCTGTTGTAGTATTAGAAAAAAGCATCAATGACAGGATGGCTAGTACAGTAAGACATAACAGGGCTAGAGGTACTCACTCAGTTGTATCAATGAGCGAAATGGTATTTAAGTTACTTGATGAAGGATGGGAAGATGAACAGATTGCAAACGAATTAGGAATGGAATCTGAAGAGGTGGTAAGATTAAAACATATTACAGGTTTCTCAAAACTATTTAAAGACAGGGAGTATAGCAAAAGTTGGGAAATGAAGAGACAGATAAAACTAAGAAAAGAGCATAAAGAAAAAAACGGTGAAGCATTTGACATATGAAAATTAAAGAAAGAATAGTCCCTTTAGAGGACTTAATCCCTTATGAGCATAACCATAGGGTTATTACACAACAAGCAATAGATGCTGCAAAAACATCCATAGAGAATTACGGTTTTAATGTACCGATCTTAATTGATAAAAACAATGTAATTATTGCAGGTCATACAAGAAGGTTAGCCTTAATAGAATTAGGTTGGGATGAAGTAATGTGCGTAGAGGTGCAAGAAGTGAATGAAGAAAAAAAAGATAAGATTAGATTATTAGATAATGCAATAGGAAGTGCATCTAAGTTTGATGATATAAAATTAGGAAGGGAGTTAAGAAGTATAAAAGATTCAAGTACTGAAGAGAGTTGGAATACATTTTCTGAAGTTTTCAAAGAGGATAGTATTCTTACAGACCTTTTAAAGACCTCGTTAGGATCTGCATTGAAACCTGTTACAAAAGAAACGTTACAGAAAGCTCAGGATAAAGTAGATAATAAATTTGCAAACAAAAATGTTAAGAATGATAATGAAGCTGTTGTGCAATGTCCAAAATGTACTAGAGAATTTACAATAAGAGTTTACTAAGATATGAATAGAAAAATTGAAGAGGTTAGTTTACTGAAGTTAAAGCCCTATCATAACAATCCAAGACTAAATGCTAAAAGTATTTTAATGCTTGAAAAGGCTATTGACACCTATGGTTTTTTAGTACCTATTGATGTTGATGAAGATTATGTAATTGTAACAGGACATTCACGTTTCGCTGCTGCAAAGAAACTAGGATTAGCAAAAGTGCCTGTAATCGTTTTAAGAGGTCTCAGCGAACGCAAAATAAAAGAATATCGAATAGCAGACAACACAGTAGCAACGTTCAGTAAACTTGATGTAGAGGCTAAATACAAGCAACTAGCACAATATGTGAAAGACGATAGTTTAATGGCATACGCATTTCCTGAGATTGAGATAGAGGTTCCTACAAATTTTGTTATACCTGTGGATCTTGATCCAATAGATAAAGAAGAAGAAGTAACCGAATGCATTTGCCCATATTGTTACCACGAATTTGATGTATAGAATTAAGCAAAATGCGACAATATAAAGCATAATGGAAAAAAAGAAAGTTTAAGCACTTCAACAAAAAAAGAGTTAATGGTTCAGGCTATGAGAAGTAGCTTGGGTAATATATCAGGTGCAACAGATCAGGTTGGTATAAACAGGAACACGCACTACAATTGGATGAAAGATGACAGCCAATATGCGCAAGATATAAAAGATTGCTTAGAACGCTCAATAGACTTTGCAGAGGCATCATTAATGAAGAACATACAGGAAGGAAATACAACCGCTACAATTTTCTACTTAAAAACTAAAGGTAAAAAAAGAGGCTATGTTGAGAGGCAAGAAATTACAGGTGCAGATGGTGCGAAAATGTTTACAGTAAAAGTTATAAAAGATGCTGATGAACTTGGAGACTGAGATTAAAAGTAATGTAGTATGGGATCACCTAGAAAACTCTAAGGCTAAAATTGTAGTTGAACAAGGTGGAACAAGATCAGGTAAAACATATAACATACTGCTATGGATCATATTCAGCTATTGCGACAACAATACAGGCAAGATTATAACAATTGCAAGGAAGTCTTTCCCTGCGTTGAGAGGAACTGCTCTAAGGGATTTCTTTGAGATCTTAAAAGCAAACGATTTATATTTTGAAGAGCTTCACAGTAAGTCAAATAATGAATACAGATTAAATGGTAATGTAGTTGAATTTACATCATTGGATATGCCTCAAAAGATTAGAGGTCGTAAAAGAGATTTTCTCTTTGTAAATGAAGCAAACGAATTGCATTACGAAGATTGGCAACAATTGATCTTTAGAACAACTGAAAGAATAGTAATAGATTACAATCCTTCAGAAGAATTTCATTGGATCTATGACAAGGTCCTAACAAGAGACGATGTGGAGTTTTATGTGACTACCTATAAGGATAACCCATTTTTAGGCAAAGGTCTTATAAAAGAGATAGAGAGGCTTAGAGACACCGATGAACAGTATTGGAAAGTTTACGGATTGGGAGAACGAGGTGCTTCAAGATCTTTAGTATTCAATCACAAAGTATGTGAATCAATTCCTGAGACAGCTAAGTTTGTAAGTTATGGATTAGATTTTGGGTATTCGAATGATAGCACCGCACTTGTAGCTACCTATATTGAGGGTACAAATATGTATGTTAAAGAGATGTTGTACAGAACAGGAATGACGAATCAGGACATTGGAAACCAATTCAAAAGATTACAGCTAGATAGAAGGGATGAGGTATTTGCTGATAGCGCAGAACCTAAGTCAATAGAAGAATTACATCGTATGGGATATAATGTTAAGCCAACTTTTAAGGGAGCAATAAACATTGGTATTGATATGATTAGAAGATACAAATTACACGTTACTAAGGATAGCATAAATATGATTAAGGAGCTTCGTAATTATAAGTATGTAGAAGATAAAAACGGTCAGGTAACAAATAAACCCCTAGATGCTTGGAATCACTCATTGGATGCCTTGCGTTATAGTGTAGTTAATAAATTGAGCAGACCGAATTACGGATCTTACGCTGTTCATTAATACTTTTTTTATTATATTGCGTATTACAAAACCTGTAATTAAATACGTTATATAGATATGAAATTAAATTTAGAAATTCCTACATCGTTAAAAGAGATCACTTTAAGACAGTATAAAAGATACTTGAAGATTATCGACAGCACAGATAGTAAGTTGTTTATAAACGCTAAAATGATAGAAATTTTCTGTAATGCAGACTTGAAAGAGGTGATGCTTTTAAAGATTGGCGATTCTGAACAGATCATAAAAATTATTACAGATCTATTTGAGACAAAACCTAGAAGGGTTGATACCTTTAAATTAAACAAAACAGAATACGGATTACACCCACAACTTGACGAATTAACATTGGGAGAATATATTGATCTTGATATGCATATTGGTGATTGGGATAAAATGGAAGTTGCAATGAATGTTCTTTACAGACCGATCTTGGTTAAATTAAAAGACAGGTACTCAATAGAGGAATATAATATAGATGCATCTAATGATGTTTTAGATATGCCTAT